CCATCCCCGTCGTCCCCGCGGCGCACTACCAGTGCGGCGGGGTCCTCACCGACGCCCACGGGAAGACGACGATCGAGCTGTCAGGACAAACGTATTCGGCGACACAGCGTAATGCAATCGGCGACAAATAAACGGATTCGGAGACAGGTTTTTCGTCACTCCGCGCAGATGGCACGAATCCCGTTCATTTCTGACAGCTCACATTTGCCGACTCAGAAATGCCAGGATCCAGGGTTTGACGACCGCCGCGGTCGATGCCTGCAGCGGTCAGTAATTCGTGATCAGAAGCTCGTTTGCTCTCTTCCTCTTGTCAGCTCCAGCGCAGGTATATGAGGTTTGCACGGCTTCGATATTGAAGCCCGCGTATAGTTCCCTGATGACTGGCACGTCGTTGATTGACAGAATGAATTTCCCCTTCACACCCGACAGGATGCCGGACAGTTTTGCAAAGTCGTCACGGCCGAAGATTCCCACGCCGTAATAGTCCTCAAAACCACAGTACGGAGGATCGAGATAGAAGAAGGTGCCCGGCTTGTCGAAGCGCTTCAGCACCGTCTCGTACGGCTTGTTCTCGATGTAAACCCGCGACAGCCGCAGGTGCACTGCGGACAGCTCCTCCTCGATGCGCAGCAGATTCAGCCGCGGCCGGCTCGTCGCCGCCACATTGAATGCAGGATTGATGATTCGAGCGCCATAGCCGGACTTGAGTAGGTAGTAAAACCGGACCGCGCGCTGGATGTCCGTCAGCGTTTCCGGATCCTCCGCCTTGAATCGCTCGAATTCGTCTCTCGCCAATAGGATCCAGCGGAAATAGCGGATGAACTCATCCAGGTGATGCTTCACCACCCGATACAACGTCACCAGCTCGACGTTGACGTCATTGATGATTTCGACGTCGGATTCCTGCTTCTGAAAGAGCAACCATGCCGCCCCGGCGAACACTTCGCAGTAGCAGGCATGTGGCGGGATCTTCGGGATTATCTTGCCGACGAGCAGCGACTTGCCACCCATGTAGGCCAAACAGCTCTTCACGTCGTTCCCTCCTCAGATTTGAAATCTGGGAGTAACCCTGCTATAAGCCTCCTGCTTCTCTAGCGGATGGTAGCGGGTTATCCCGTCGTGCGGTCGCGCTGCACGGTCTGGGGAGGTCGCACTCCCTGGAATACTGTCCGCTTCTTTTCCTCGTTGGCCTGGCTCGACCTGATCAGGTTACCTTCGATAGATTCTTGACCATGTACGTGTAATCGCCGGTCCCCTGCTTGCCGTCTCCGTACTGATAGGTGACAGTGACGATGCGCTTTTCGCTGGGCTTCGTCGCGTCGAGGATGCGATTCTGCGCGGATGTGATCTGAAGGTTGTGCGTCGCGGCGCTGGGCGTGAATGCGGTCGCGGCCAGGATCGCCGTGCCGGCACCGTCGTCGATCTGGTAGGTGCCCGCCGCGGGAATGACGGCATCCTCGTTCTCGTCGTAGAATGCCACCTGCAGGACGCAGCTCGACCGCTCGTTCACCGTCTCCACGACTCGCTCCCTCCTTTACTTACACGCCGTTGAAGGTGTGATTGACGATCACCTTGAGCGTGTCGCTGGACGTCTTGTCGAACGGCGCCGCAAACAGGGCATGCGTGAGCGCCTTTGTGGGGGTCGTCAGGTGGTTGACGATGGCGAGTTCGGCGATACCGTTGCCGTTGCCCTCCGCAGTCGTGTACTCGGTGGTCCAGGTGACGACGTCCACGCCGGCGCCCGTGTTGTCGGTGTCGGCGTCGCCGGTCTTCGGGTAGGTGGCCTTGGGGGCCTTGCCGCTACCGGCGAGGAACGTGCCCACGTCGGTGTCCGTCTTTTCGGCGACGGTGGCCTCCGTGCCGAGACGCATGCCGGCGACGGACCAGGACGGCGATCCGACGGCCGCTTCGGCGTAATACTGATCGCCGTCGTTGGTCACCAGGTTCGCCCCGAACACGACGCGGAATGCGCCTGTATGGACGTTTCTGAGAACGGCGGCGACGTTGCACACGCCCTCCTTGCCGTTGGGCAGGGCCATCTTCCGGCCCATGTGCCGCTTGATCAGCCGTGCGACTTTCATCGTTCGATTACCTCCATCTTTCCGTTGGGACGCCGCAGAACGGCGCGCACATGCTCCTTGGTCCTTACCTTTTCCGCGGTGCCACGGCCGCGCCGCGATCGCCAGACGCGGCGCGTCGCGATGCCGACGATGATGACGAGATACAACGTCAGGCCGGCCGCACCCGCTTTAACCGCAATGATCAGGGCATCCAGCACGGCTTACCTCCACAGCGTGAATGTGACGCGCGTCTTGAGCAGGGTGAACACCGACCGGGCAGACCGCAGGGTGTACGTCGCGGCCGGCGCGAGCAGCGTAAATGATGCCCGGGCGATGGCGATCGCGGCATTGACGAACGTGCGGACGACCGTCTCGGCGACGGAGACGGACTCGTTGAAGACGGCGAGGATTGCCCGCATCCAGAAGCTCGCCTCCACGATCCGCACGGCCTCGGCGATCAGCTGCAGGAGGGTCGTGTGACACACGACGGACTCCGCGACGCGCAGGACGTCAGCAACGGCCCGCACGAAGCCACGCCGGCGCAGCGCCGCATCGAGGAGACGTTCGGCCTCGGCGTAGATACGAACGAAGCCCATGCGCCTGGCCGCGGCGTCGGCGATCGCCGCCGTCTCCGCAAGGACGCGGCGGAGTGCAGACGCCTTGACGGTTTCCTCGCTCACGCCGACCCCTTCGGCCGCGGCCCTGGCCAGGGCCCGGCGGCGGAACACGCCGGATGCGATTTGCTGGGCTTCAGCGGCGAGACGGCGAAGAACGCGCGGGCGCAGGGTCGTCTCGCCCAGCGCGATCCCCTCGCTCCACGAACGGACGAAGCCGGCCACCTTGCCGGCCTGCTCGGACAGCGCCGCTGCCTCGGCGATGATCCGCAGCAGTGCCTTCGCGAGCCCGTCGAGAACGGCCTCCGCGACGGACAGCGTTTCCGCGGCAATGCGCAGCAGCGCCCGGCGGCGAAGGCTCGCCTCGGTGACCGCCATCGCCTCCGCCAGCTGCCGGGCGAGGGACGCGCGGCGCAACAGATCCGCGGATACCTGCACCGCCTCGCCGGCAAGACGGCGCAGCAACATGGCGCGCAGGCCGGCCTCGGCGACACTGAGGGCCTCCGCCAGCGGGCGGGCCAGGGCCGAGCGGCGCAGGCCGCCCTCCGCCACGGCGAGCGCCTCGGCGATTGCTTTCGCAATGGCATTGATCTTCGGCCAGTAGCGGTCCGGCCAGGAGTTTGCGAAGTAGCCGTCCGGCCAATATGAGTTGCGTAGTGCCATGAAGCGCTTGCCTCTAGCTCGCGTCGATGGTGACGTCCGAGCGGTTGCCGTTGGCATCGACCGTCGCGGATATGCGGTTTTTGCTGTCCGCGTTGTCGCGGAACGTGATTGTGAGCGTTCCGCCGCCGGCGGATTTGCCGGCAAGAACGGCCAGGAACACCTTCATGAGCTGCCGCAATGTCAGCGTGCCCTCGACCACCTCGTCGTGGATTGCGTCGACGGCAGCAGCAGTCAGCGTATCCCAGCGGTCCAACGGGATCAGGGCCATGTTCGGGCCGATCTTCAGGGCCGTGGTCGTTTTCTCGTAGATGTTGAGATAGACTGCCTGGGAGGCGTCTCCGCTGCCGAAGGCTGAGCAGTCGTCGGGGAAGTGAATCTCATAAAGGCCCGGGACCTTTGCCGCGTCGACTGCCTTGAAGCCGAGCTTGCCCGTGCCAGGGCTTACCCAGGTGCCGATAGTGGTAATGTCCACGAGGTTTGCGCCCGTGACTTCCGTGCCGCCGTTTTGCAGCTCACGACTATGGGCAATCGCCAGGTTCGTGGAGTTGTAGACCAGCCCAGTGATGCCGCCGCCCTTCGTCGAGCTATTATCCGGGATGAACACCCGCACCATCACGGACGTAGAACCACGCTGCCTCGGGTATCTCATCTCAGTCCCCCGCTCATGCCGGGGTTGATCAGGAGACCGCCGCCGGCGCCTTCATACGTTCCCGTCAATCCCTGGCTCGCTCCGAACGTGACGCCACTCTGTACTTCGGCCTTCGTCGCCTCGTGGTAGGTGCCGGTGACGCCCGCCGTAGTGTCGTCTTCGGTCACGTTGCCAGCGGCGGGAACGTCGTAGTAGTAGTCTTTGGTCGTGGAGCCGGGGGCCTGCGCCCGCCAGTATTGCGTTGCTGAGGGGTTAAAAATCAGCTTGCGGGCATACACTGCCTGTGCACTTGCGGTATCGACAATACTGCCGTTTATCGTTGCAGTACCCGTATTTGTTAGTAATACTGCATGACAGTTCGCTGCCGATCCGCCGGTCACTGTGCCCGTGACTGTAACATTGGCCGACGTCCCCCCAACACCCGACGCGCCAGACGAGGACGATCCGCCCGTTACATTGCCCGTAATAGACACGGCACCAGCACCGCCAGCGTTGATGCCGTGCGAGTTACTGCCTGCCGTCCCCCCGACGACGCTGCCCGTTACAGTCACGGTGCCCGTTGATGTGTTATCTATTCCATACGAATTAGTCCCGGAGCCGCCAGTAACGTCGCCCACCACCACAATGGCCCCCGTAGAGGTGTTTCTGATGCCTCTGCGATTGGAGTTACTTCCCCCCACAACATTCCCGTTGACCGTGATATTAACCGCCACAGCGTTCAGGATTGTGTACACATCATCAGTAGAAGTTGAGCCGCTTACGTTGCCGTTTATTGTCAGCGTATAGCCGCTTCCGCTCGTAGTTATGCAATGAACCGTGCCTCCTTGTATGTTCGCTGTGATTGTCCTCGCATCCGAGATGGCAAAGCCTCCTCCACTCGTCACCGTGTCAATTTGGGCGCAGGTGAAATCAACGTTGATGGCAATGGCGGTCTTGCCATTCGCCCGCAGAGTATCGCCCGCAGCCGGCGGCCACGTCAGCCAGTTCCCAGATCCGTTCGCCGCGTCGTTCCACTCGTTAGCGGAGTCGATATTGACAGACGAGTTTTGCGCATACCAGATGGTCATGGACTACAGCACCTTCCGAGCCTCGTTCAGCGCCGCAATGAGGTAGATGAGGCTGTCGTAAACGGCCTGCACCTGCGGGAAAAGGGTCAGCAGATCAGTGTCAAGACTTGTCACGTCCGGGACGTACACCATCTCGTTGTAGCCGTGAAGCGGCGTCCACTTGCCTTGCTCGTCTACCTTGCCCGCTGTCAGTGTGATCTGGGCGGATGTGACGAGCTGTCCATCCACGCAGGACGTCTGGAACAGGATCTGCGGCGACCAGACCGAGTCGGGGATAATCGGCGCCTTCTCCATCGGAATCGGCATAAAGCCTCCTTCTCTCGCAGTCGCCGGTGAATCCCGGGGCCGCCTCGCTCAGTTCTCCACGCCCACGACTTCGATCCAGTCGATCGACTCCCGGGATCCCAGGTGGTGGATCACCTTGGACACCTCGAGGACCTTTGCGGTCATGCTGTCGAGCGGGTGCGTGACGTCGATGATGTCGCCCGGTTCCGTTTCCATGTTGTCGAGGTAGACGCCGAACGTTGGGCAGCGGCGGCCTACCTGGTGATAGTCGAGCAGGAAGTCGCCGACGTCCGTGGCCATCGCCTCGCTCGTCACCGCGTCGAACAGGAACAGGGACGCGTCGCCCGTCCAGGTGCGCGTACCGTAGCGCGCCACCGAGGTGGCGTCCGTGAGCGTCAGGGCGCCCTGGTAGGCCTCCGCGTCGGTGCGGTCGGAGCGGTGATCCAAATCGTAGCGGACATTCAGCAGATTGATGATCTCGTCCGCCGGCGAGCGCGCCACGGACATCGAGTCGAGCTTGATCTCCGCCTTCGGGATCGCGTGCGCGCTCGCCTGCGCGAGCTGCCGCACAATCAGCTTCGCCACGCCGTAGGCCGTCACGATGAAGCGCGAGCGGCACTGCAGGGCCAGGCGCATGAGCAGATCCTCGGCCTCGACGGGCTGGGAAATCAGCAGGGAAAACGCGTAGGAGTTGGCGGCGTAGAACGTTCCGGCCGCGCCGAAGCTGGCCGCGTCGATGTCCGCCGCCGGCGCCGCGAGCTGCACGCACCACAGATGCTGAACGACGTGGTCCGGGCGCTCGATGAGTGCCGCGGGCGTGCCCGTATAGGTTCCCAGGCCGTCGTCCTGGTAACCGTCGACGGTCGCCGTTACGACCTTGCCGATGCGCACGTCCGCGACGCTGTTGCCCGTGAGCGTGACGGCCCCGGACCTGGTCACGGTGCCGCCCTTGCTGGCCGCCCCGCTCTTGCTGGCGCTGCCGGTCTTTGTCACGGTGCCGCTCTTGCTCGCGCTGCCGCTCTTGGATGCGCTGCCCGTCTTGGCGACACCGTCGGCGGCGTGCGCATCGACCGTCGGCTCGTATTCGATTTGGACCCAGACTTCATAGGCACCCATCGGTGACACAACATTATAGACGTCCTCGAGCTGCGCATAGGCGGCATTGAGCTCCGCCCAGGTGTCATAGCCCGTGCCCAGCGCGACCCAGCCGCTCGTCACCGTCGTGTCCCCGTCGTCGGCGTGCACGCTCGCGCCGGCAAAGGAGAGCTGCAACCGCTGTCCCGATCCGACGTCGACCGTCATGCCGATGTTCACTTGCACCGGGACGCCGTTGAAGCTCTCCGCGGCAATCTTTGTGAGCCTGATCTTGCCGCGATTCCATACCTCTGCCTGGGTTGTGTCGTTCTTGTCGAGGCAATACGAGGGGTTACTGCCTGACCCGCTGTAGAGGTAGGCATGGTCGAACGTCCAGGAGACGACGCTGTTTACGGCCGCCGGATGGCCGTGCGAGCCCGTGTCCACCCCGATCGTGTCGACGACCGCAATCGTGTCCGACACGGAGATCCCGTCTGTGACGCCGATCGTGTCCACGACGGCGATCGTGTCGTTGACGGTGATGCTGTCGTTGATCGTGATGCCGTCCGTGAGGATCAGGTCGATGGCCTGCTGGCGCGTGAGACGCGACGGCACGGTGAAGACGGCCGTGCCCTCATAGCCGGCGAGTTCGTGGCCGCTCTGGCCGGTGTAGGTGGTACAGATCGACGTGATGCGCATGCCGTCGACGAAGATGTCGCCGATCGTCTTCACTGGGTGACCCGCGATCTGGTAGACGAACGATGCCGCCTCCTCCCAGGCCGGGGCCCCCGCGGCGTGGGCGGTCGCCGTCGTGCCGCCGGCGGCGCGGGTGCAGCCGGTCAGGCTGTTGCCGGACTTGCCGCTGTAGGTGATTCGCTCCGCGTCGATCCCGATCGTGCCGCTCGCCGGAAAGCGGGCCGCGTCGGACAGCGCGATCGTCGCGTCGTTGTCGTCAATGTCCGCGGCGAGGCTGTCCACCGCTCCCGACGCGACGGCCCGGCAGGGGACATGCTCGATCTGCCCATAGCAGATGTTTTGCATCTTGCCGATCTCGTCCGGATCGCACGTCGGAAAGGCGGCCGCGGTGATGACCAGGTCATCGCCGATGCGCTTGTTGTAACGGTCCCAGATACCCCGGATCGTCAGCGCGCACTCGTGCTCGTCGTAGCGGATGTCGCCGGTGATGACGCCCACGAAGATGGGCTCCGCCTCGGCGTATGTCAGCCCCTCGAACCACTGCGAGAGCGTCACCACGACGTTCTCGGGCGGGTCGGCGTCCGTGAAGTTCGCCGAGAAGGGCGTGGCCCCCATGTTGACGATGGCAAGCTGCAGGTCGCACACCTCGATGGCGCCCAGCACGCCCCGGCCGGGCGTCTGCTGCACGCTCGAGTCGATGAAGCCCCACGTCTTGACCAGGCCGAGGTGCGCGGGCCCGCCCGACGGCGTGACGTCGCGGTCCGACACATAGACGGGCGTGGCAAAGGCGAACGTGACCAGGTTCACCGGGGCGGGGCCGTCGGCGCGCTTGTTTTTCTCGGTCGTGAAGTTGGCTCCGAAGGTGCGCATGATCAGCTCAATTTGACAAAATACGCTTGATTCCGGGGGCGCCCTCGCCGCTTATATTTCCCGCGCGAAAGCACATAAACGAAGGTGCTAACGGGTCGCGGTGCGAATTGCTTATAAAATAAGCGGCAAAGCACGCGAGGAAGATCTACTGCCCCGCACCCTCCGCCGGCGCCGCCTCCGCCTCCCGCAGTGCACCCACCGTCTCCAGGATCTGCGCCGACGCCCGGACGGACGCCTCCTCCGGCGTGATCTTCTCCTCGTACAGGGCCACGACGATCGCGTTGACGGCGCCCACGTGGGCCTGCAACAGGCGATAGAGCTTCATCGGTCCGAGCGGCATGTCATGCTCCTTGTCAGATTTCCTCGCGCAGGCGGATCGTGCCGGCGTAGCGGCCCGACGACACCTCGCGCAAGGGGTTGCGCGTGTCGAGGCAGCGCACGGTGTGCGTGACGCCCGCCTCGTCCGTATAGGTGAACGTGTTCTTCGGCCCCACGGAAACGTTGATGATCCAGTCCTCGACGCTGTCGAAATCGGCCTTGACCAGGTTTTCGAAGGCCAGGTTATACAGCTTCTCCGCGATGCCTTTGTCGTAGGCGTACATCTGCCCGCCGTCGGTCAGTCCCGTCGGCACGTTGACCTGGCCGGGGTCCTCGACGGGGAAGGCGCGTCCCTTCGAGAACCCGAATGTCGACAACCCCTTCGTGAAGACGATGTTCGGCATCAGGCCTTGCCCGCTTTCTGGAGTTCCGGGATGATATACTGCCGCGTGATGAGGCGCCAGTCCTCGGGCCGCTGCGGCGCCGCGCCCGCGGGAACCTGAATGACGAGATCGCCGGCGATCGTCACGCCGCCGAGCTGCCGGCCGGCCTGCGCCGCAGGCGTCACCGCTTCACCTTTGTGCAGCAGGTACAGGTCCGTCTTCGGGATATAGCCGGTGCCGAGGGCCTTCGGCTCCGGCGACCACCCGGCGTCGAGGTTGAGCTGCGAGTACGGGAATATCGAACTCCCGGATATCTCGTTCCCGCTAGCGCCATCATAGATCGTGACTTTGGCGCTGCCGTCGAGCGAATCGGTATTAATCGTTCGCTGGTAGGTGGTGATGGTGACCGTCTTGTCGTGTAGGGCGTCGAGCTCGTTTTTGATCTGCTGGACGACGCTCGAGGCATGGTCCTCGCCGGTGATGCTGATGACCTTCTGCATCTTGGCGATCTGCTCCTCGAGCTGCGCGATGACGCCGCCGACCTTCGTGATCTCCGCCGCGGCCTCGCGGGCGCTGGCGGCCACGCCCTTCCCCCATGCCTGCGTAGCCGTGAGCTGTTTTTGTTCCTCCTCCGTCATCCCCGCGATGGCCCGCTGCTGCGCCTGCGTCGCCATTTCGATATCTGAGACGACCGACTGCATGACGCTCTGGCCCGTGACGGTAATGCTCGTCTGCACGCCGCCGAAGAGGGTCTGCATGCTCTCGTTGACGCCCCCGGACCAGCTCTGCGCGAAGGCGGCCAGCCCCTGCTTGTATTGCTCCAGCGCCGCGACCTGCTCCTGCCCCTCGAGGCGCATCGCCGCCAGGTATTGATCCGTCAGCCCGCTCTTCTGTGACTCGTAGCGCTCCTTGTCGCTCACGACAGGCGCATACGGCGCCTGCAGCTTGGCAACCATCTCTGCCGTGCTGCGCTGCAGGTCCATCTTCTGCTGGTACAGAGCGTTGAGCTTCTCGACGTGCTTGCGCTCCGTCTCGCTGTTCTTTTCGATGAGCCCCTGCACGGAGTCGTAAAACTTTTGGTATTTTTGCAGGCGCGTGTCGAGGGCCTGCTTGTCCTCCTCGGCAATGCGCAGCGATTCCTTGCCGGCGAGTAGCGCCTTCTGCTCCGTGAACCAGCGCTCAAGGGACGTCTTGTCCTCGACAACGCGCTGGTAGGCGCCGTACTCCTTGTCCAGCGCCGCCTGCTGCTGCTGGTAGGCCGTGCGCCCGATCGTTTCCCGGACATCCTCCCAGCTCTTCAGGTACTTTTTGTCCTCCTCGGCCTGCTTCTTGGCGAGCTCGTTATGCTTGCGCTCCTGTTCTGCCTCGAGGGCGTTCTGCTTCTCAACGGCGCCGCGCAGATCCTCCAAGAACTTACGGTTGGCCTCCTCCTCAAACTGACTCTTCTTCCGCTCCTCCTCTTGGGCTTCGCGCAATGTTTTTTGCAGGCGCTGCAGCGCCCCCCGCGCCTCCTCAGTCTCCCGCTCCACCTTCATGGTCCCGGACGCCCAGCGCTCGAAATAGTCGGCCGTGGCGAACGCGGCGACGAACACGAGTAGTTCTTTGTTCGCGAGCAGGGCGGCGCGCAGGCCTCCCAGATTCCTGGTCAAGGTGATGACCTTGTCGGCGATCATCCCCACGACGAGCAGCTTCGCGATCTCCGGCACGGCCGGCCCGACCACACCGACGAGGTCGCGGACGCCCTTCGCGAAGGAAATGACGCTCTCCGCGCCGTCTTTAACGGCCGTTGCGAGATCAGCGCTGAGCTCCTTGAGCCGCTGCGAGGGCTCCCCCGCCTCATCTAGGTAAATGCCGGCCTCCTTGAGGGAGGCGCTGAACTCGTGTACGAGCACGGTCAGGGCGGGCTTGAAGAGGTCGCCGACCTTTTCCTCGACCTCCGCGACGAGGCGCGGCAGACTCGTCAGCTCCTTGCCGACGGTGCTCATGGCGGCGCTGTAGGTGCCCGCGATACCGGCTCCTGCCCCGAGCACGGCGTTGAGAGCGATCTGCTGCTTTTCCTGGGCACCGAGCGACTCAACCGTGCGGCCCGCCGCTGCGGCGAACTTGGCGTATTCCTGTTCGAAGTTGACAATGATCCCGTAGGTACGCAGCACCTCCGGCTGGAGCGTCGTGATGCCGTTCAGAAGGCCCTGCAGGGCCTCCGACGAATTCTGGTTGCCGATGACGGCGGCGTCCTGGGCGACGCGGGCGAGCTCCGAGGCTTTCCCAAGGTCGAGGTGCGCCTGGATCATGCGGACGACGGTCTGGCGGGATTCCTCGGTGGTGATGCCCAGCTGCTTGATGCCGGCGGCGTAGCCATCGACCTCCTGTTTCGAGTAGAGGGCATTGGCGCCGACGCGCTCCATGACGACGCCGAGGGTTTCCACCCGGGCCGACAGGAGCGTCGAGTCCTTTATGAAGTCGCCGATCTTCCAGGCCGCGAAGCCGGCGGCGAGCCGCTGCACGATGCCCGTCAGCCCCTCGCACTGCGCGCGCACCTTGCCCACGGCACCGGCGGCCTGCTCGACGCCGCCGCTCGCCTTGCGCACCTGGTCCGTCAGGCCCGAGGAGAACTTCGCGACCTTGGCCGAGCCGCGGTCGTCGACTTCGAGGACGAGCTGGATCGTGTTTCCCACCGATTTACCCCACTTGCCGGGTCAGTTCCCGGACGGATCCGCGCGGCGCCGCTCCACTTGACCGCCTTTTTCACGGCCGCCACCCCACTTCGCCCCGTTTTTGCAGCTGCGCAAACGGTGCGATCGCTCCACTTAGGCGTGCGGCAGGATCACGTAGTCGAAGGCGCCCCGAAACGAACCGCTGTTATAAATGGTGACGGTGTTGTTCGCCTTCGTGTAGTAGACCTCGCCGAGGTTTCCCCCGGGTGTTGCCGTCGGCATGACGATGACGATGTAGTTCTGATGCCCGTAGTTGTGGGTGATCACCCTTCCCGTGGGACCGTTGTAGGTCGATGCCGTCGGCTTCAGGTCCTCGTCCTGGGTCAGCTTGGCCAGGTTCGTGACATCCACCGCCGTGTTCGACGCCCAGGTCAACCGTGCCATGTGGTCCTCCTCCTCGCTGTCAGCTCTTGTCCTGCCGCTGCGCCCGCCATTCGGCGATCACCGCCGCGATCTGCGTGATCCGTTCGAGCAGATCGTCGGCCTCGCACGGCGTCAGCCGCTCGTCCGTCATCCGCCAGGCCACTTCTGACCCGACCATCTGCACGCGGTCGTACAGGTCGAGCGCCACCCGGTTTTCCGGCCGGAGCTCGACGGCCCCGATGGGGCAGTGGCCGCGCTCGTCGCAGGGCGGGTCGCGGCCGTCCTCCTCGTAGTTGCCGCGGCACTCGGTGCAGCTCGTCCGGTGCGTCAGCTGCCAGAGGAGGTAGGCTCGAAGTTTTTTTCCAGGATCTCATCGTCGCCGGCGCCGCCCGACAACTTCAGCACCTCGGTGAGGACGTCCTCGGGCAGCGTCGCCACGAGTCCCGGGGAGAAGGGCACGTCCTGCCGTTTGACCTGGACGCCTTTCCACCCGAGGACGACGTACTCGAGGATCTCAGCCGTCGCCGCGTCCCAGTTCGTCTTGCCGCGCTCCGTGTGCTTTTTGACGATCGCCGCGCGCTTACGGGTGGGGATGCGGCGGTAGTGAATCTCGCTGCCGGCCATCTGGTAGATGAGCCGCTCGTCGTCCTGAATGAGCTGGATGGGCATGTATCGTCTCCTTTTTACGTGGTCATGGGGTTGGTGGCGTAGTCGTTCTGGAGCTGCACGAGCAGCTCCTGCGTCGCCTGCGTGGGGAAGCCGGCCGGGGCCGCCGCGGGCAGCTCGGCGGTGAAGGTGTGCGTCACCGGGATGAGGCCGGGCCCGCCGATGGGCGCCTCGATCTTGTCGAAGCGCAGCGTCGGCAGCCAGAGCCACAGCGTGCGGTAATAGCCGGTGCTCCCGATCTGGCTGCCCGTGAACTGCAGCATCGCCATCTTGGCCGACTGGTCGTCCAGATCGGCGAGGAAGGCGTTCGACTCGTAGCGGGGCATGGTGAAACTCCCCGTCAGGGCGCGCTTGGCCTCCCGCGAAGGCTCGGCGATGTAAAGGCCGCTGAGGCTGTCGCGCTCCACCTTCAGGGCGTTGACGAGCTTGAGCTCGTAGGCGCTGATGCCGATCGCGTCGGCCGAGGTGAGGGCGACGGAGGCGGAGTAGTCGTCGATCCAGAGCACGAGATCCTGGAAGAGGACCGAGAGCCAGTCGCTCCCGGGAATCGTCCAGGCCGCGGAAGTCGTGTTGACGGCCGAGGCGCGATCGCACTTGTAGGGGACGAGTTCCAGCTCCAGGCGGCAGCTCTTCGCGTCGCCCTTGATGGTCATCGCCTGGATCATGGCGGATCCGTATTCCCACAGCGAGACGGACTTGTCGATGCAGAGCGTTCCTCGGCGCACCTTCTTGTCGCCGGCGTGGTAGCCCGAGCCGCCGAGAATCCCGTCGCCCGCGGCCCAGGGCTCGGCGTGAAGGTTTTCCGCCAGTTCGAACGTGTGCTTGTAGACGCCGGCGGCGATGAGGGCCGGCGACGCGCTGTAGTTGCAGAAGCCGAGCGCACAAGCGAAGACGGCCTCGAGGCCACGGTAGGCGAGCTCCATCTGCACCGAGCCCGCCGCGCCCTTGCCGACGATCGTCGAGCTCCCCAGGCCCGCCTTGTGGCGCACGACGTTGTCCGCCTCCTTGGCGACGTCCGTCGCCAGCGACTCCGTGATGAGCGGGGCCTGGTCGTCGGCCCCGCATGCCGCGGGCGTGCCGTACGCGGCCTGCAGGCCCTCGCGCTTCCAGGCGGTCTTGCTCGAAAAGCCCGCGCCGATGCTCATGGCTTCCTCCGTGCCGCCTTACGCCAGCGGCGAGGCGGCCGTGGCGTTGGTGACGGCGATCTCGATCTCGTCGGTGAGCGTAAAGCTGGCGGACGCGGACGTGGGATCCCGGAAGCAGGTGCACTCGATCTTCTGCTCGATGAGCCCGGGCCCGCCGATGGGTGCATCCACCTTGTCCACCTTGATCTTGGGCAGATGAATGTCGAACTTATAGAGGCCCGCGGTGAAGGTGAGCGAGGCGTGCAGCGCCGTGTCGCCGTCGCGCCACGTCAGGTACGTGTCGGCCTCGTAGCGCGGCACGGTGAAGGCGAATTTCGTCTCCCGGAAGCCGTTGCGCTGCGGCTCGAGGATCGTCTTGGCCCGATTGTCGAACTGGTCCAGGGCGAGCTTGTTGGCCCCGGACAAATCGATGCTGCCGAGCCCCACCGCCGTGACGCCAGAAAGGGCGCTCGCCTGGGCGGCGATCTTGAAGGCCAGGTCGCTGAACATGATTTTGCTCGCGACGTCCTCCGTGGAGAGCGCCGTCAGCACGACGGAGGTGTTGACGGCCGAGGCCAGGTCGAGGGACTTGGCGGCGCCGCCAAACTCGATGCTCAGGGGCTTGTTCGCCTGGCCCGAGATCTTCCACGTGTCGATCTTGCAGCCGGAGTACTCCCAGACGCTGACGCCCTTGTAGATCGCCGCGCAGAAGGAATAGGCGAGGTTCTCCGCCGGCGAGTACATCCCGTCGTACAGGGAGCCGTTGGCGACCGGCGCGGCGGCGGCGCCCAGGGCGATGGCGATGAGCAGGTCCAGATCCCCATACGTCAACGAGCACGGGAGGGTGAACGGGTAGCGCTTGTTGCCCGCGACCGACGATCCGGCGCCGGCCTTGCCCCGCAGGACCTCGTCGGCGTGCTTTTCGATGTCCAGACCGAAGCTCTCGCTCACGAACGGGATCGCCTTCGTCACGGCGAGCGGTGTCCCGTAGACTGCCTCTTTCTTGACGCCGAGGATGCCCTCGAAGCCCTTGCCGAGTGCCATGATGCCCTCCCTGTCAGTAGCGCATGTAGCGCATGGTGGTGATCTTCATCTGGATCGCCTGCTCGTCCGCGGTGATCGTCTCGCTCTCCGTCTCCCCTTCAGGCCAGGCCGAATCGACCGTGCCCGCCAGGCGGTTGTCTTTCAGGACGGTGATGATGTCGGCCGCGATCTGCAGCACGCCCTTCGCCCCCGTCGAGGCGTCGCCCATGATCGCCGCTTCCGGCTTCTGCAACTGTGCGTAGGCGATCACCTTGACGGCGAGGCTGTCGTTCTCCTGGTCCTGCGTCGCCACCTGGTAGGCGATCGCGCCGTCCTTCAGCGCGATCGCCGGGAAGCGCACCGCCGCCGGGAGCAGCAGCTCGTTCTCCGTGACGTAGATGTCGCTGTCGCGGACGTACGAGAGCGTCGCGCTGTCCTGGAGCGCCGCCTTGATGCGCGTGAGCAGATCCTGCATCAGAAGCCTTTCAGCGTGTCGCGGCTGAAGCGACGCGTGCCGCCCGTGAAGTCCACGCCGTGCTCCGTGTTCGTCGCCGAGGGGGCGTCGGCCCCCAGGGTGACGACGCCCCGGCTCACGTCCTTGAGCAGGCGGATCGTGTTGTTGTAGCGCGTGACACGGTCCTCCGGTGCCCCTTTGCGCCGGCTGTAGAGGTTGTAGACGGCGATGTCCACGGATGCCTTGCGGACGATACCGGGCACGGGCGAGAAGGGCACGGTGTAACGGCCGCCGCAGTAGCCGTCGATTTCCTCGTCGGCGTCGGCGATCGCGCGCGCGACGACGTCCGTGTCCACGATCCCGACGTCGTTGTCGTCGGTGAGCTGGACGAGGGTCGTCTCCGCGAGCTGCGCCAGGATGTCCGCCTGCGTGCAGTAGGCCATCGCTTACTTGCCTTTTGGCCCCTTCGGTTTGGCTCCGCCCTGGGCGCCGCCGTCCTCGCCGCCGCCGGCCGCTTCCCCGCCGCCGGCATCACCGCCGGGGCCTTCGCCGCCGCCCGCGGCGGGATCGGGATCGGGCAGCTCGTCGACGATGAGCATCGGCTCGGCCTTGAGCCGGGCGAGCTCCTGATCGCTGAACTTCCCCGTGGGGTACGTGACGGGCTGGGCGGGGTGGGCAACGCCGCAGCGCCGGAAGCCGGCTTTCCTGCTCGTGATTCTGACTGCCATGTTGCTGCTCCTTTCTCGTGGTGGAAGGGATGTGCTGCGCCGCTGGCGTCGGCGCAGCACGGTCACGCGTGCTTCCCGCCCGGCGGCTACGCCAGCCAGGGCACGACGACGAGCTGGGCCGTGTGGTACCAGGGGTTGCTGGCGCCCAGGGCGTCGACCTGCCCTTCGATCAGCGTCCGGCCGGCGCTCTCGTTGGTCGGCGCCACGACCAGGTGCGTGGGGACGATGCCCAGCGGCGTCTCGCCGACGCCGTCGTCGCGCATGAAGGACATCATGGCGGCGCGCGCGGCGGCGTAGTTCGTCGCGTTGAGGGTGTCCTTGCTGCCGTAGGCGAGCTGCCAGAGGCCGTATCCCACGTTCTTGCGGTCGTCCACGCCGTAGCGGTACTTCTTGCGCATGAAGACGTTCTCGTCGTCCGGGCGGTCCTGGGCGACGAACTGCGGGCGCTTGCGCATCTGCAGGACGATGGGCTTGATCGGCCGGGACAGGTCCAGCAGGTACCAGCCCGAGCCGGCGCCGCCGCCGTCGTTGCTGACGCTCGCGCCGTTGACGACGTGGTCCGTGTCGAAGAAGTACTGCCCGTCGTAGCAGTCGGTCGCGAAGCCGGCCTTGAGGAGCTGGAAGACGAGCGTGTCGGGATGCGCCTTGGCGGCCTGCCCGAGGCCCTGGATCATGGGCGTGTAGACCCCGATCTGGTCGTCGTCGATGTCGTCCCGATCGACCTCGACCGTCGTCTCGTACGGCTTGTTCGTGATCTCGTAATGGAAGCCGGACAGGTCTTTGATGACGCGGTCGCCGATCCACTCGCGCATGGCGGGGAACTGCCCGAGCCACTTGTAGTCGACGCTGCGCCCGCCGCTGGGCACCTCCATCGCGACGAGGGAGCACTGCGACGGCGCTTGGTCAAACGCCTGGCTGAAAATCGTGCTGAACGTCCGGTAGATCCCGGCCAGATTTGCCTGATTGACGATCATGTGTCGGTCCTCCTTTGCTGCGGTTGCTGGGTGGCGCCGGCCGGGCCGGAGCGCGGCCGGCGCCTTCACCGTGGAGCCCTCACGCGGGCGTTGGGTTACCGGTTATGAGGTGAGGAGCTTGCGCTTGTACTCGAGCCAGACGGCGGAGAGGGCCAGCGTGTTCGTCGTGTGCGCCACGGGCGTCAGGCCGATCGTCATGGTCTGGGCCCCTGCCGGCACGTCGGCCGCGGCGATCGTCGTCGTCTTCTCGGCCCACGTCGCCGTCTGGTTCGTCTGCGACGTGTCGGTGATCTTCGTGCAGCCTTCGTTGAACCAGGAATCGACGCTGAAGCCGACGGCGTCCGTCGTCCCGCCGGAGACGATGCGCGTGTGGAGCACCAGGTCCGCGGTGTCGTCGAGATCCGGCGGCAAGGGAATCGAGAAGGCCACGACATCGTTGTTCGAAGCGGCCCAGACGATCTCCTGGCAGCCGTCCGTGGCGCCGTTGATGGGCTGAAGAATCGGCGTCGTGTCCGAGGCGAGCACCCCGCCGTTGGCCGCCGCGTTGCCCACGGCCATCGTCGCGACCTCGCGCAGCGCCGTGAGCGGCACGGGGATGAAGCCCTGAATGCTGATCGCGTTCTGGTAGAGCTCCTGCAGGGCCGCCTCCACCTCCGTCTGGGCGCTGAAGGTACCGGCATCCGCAAAGGAGATCGCCGAGGCGGCATGCGCGCCGGAGGTGTCGGCGATGTGGGTGGCGACGTCGGCCTGGCGGATCGCCGGCTCGATGTCCACCCAGGCGTGGGTCGTGTCGATGTAGCCGGCGATGATCCCCACGAAGATGTCGTTCGTGACGTTGCCGGCCAGATCGACCTTGTCGTCGTCGTAGATGAAAACGTTGTCGCCGACGTTGGCGATGGTGATGGCGGTCTGGAACGTCATCTTGTACAGGCCGCGGCGGCGCACGACGACGTTGATGTCCCCGTCCTGCCCCAGGGTGTTGTCCGCGAGCTCGCGGGAGATGCCCATGAAGATTTGCCCCGCCGTGTCCCCCCCGACTACGGCGTACCCGGCGGCGTTCACGCAGACGATGGCGCCCGCGTAAATCTTGTCCCCGTCATCGACGGGGATGGAGAGCTCCACGCCCTCCGTGTATTCGATTTTCTTGTCGGCCGTCAGAGCCATTGCTGACCTCCTGTGCTGTCGTTGAGCCGGGCGGCGCCGGCGTTATTTCTGGTACTTTTTGAACGCCTCGTCGTCGACGCCGCACATGGCGTTGATCGCGCGCTGCGCGTCGTCGAGACCCGGCCCGCCGCCGTCCTTCGGCGCTCCGCCGAGGCCGCCGATGGGGATGATGCTGCCCGCGGGCCGCGACAGGACGATGAGCTTGAACTGCTCCGGGTCCTTCAGCGCCAGGGACCGGCCCCACTTGTCGAGCTCGTCCGGGCTTGTCTTGCCGTCCTTCAGGGAGATCGCGACCAGATCCGCCTGGCGCATCTCGGCGATCTGGCTCGTGAGCGCCGCGACCTGCTGCGAGAGCTGCACGGCGACGTCGCCGGGTGCCTTCAGGGACGCGACGATGCGCAGCACCTCGTCCCGTCCGGCGGCTTCCGGCGCGCCCAGGGCGGTCAGCACCTCCTTGCACGCGACCACCTGGCCCGCGGCCTCGGCGGCGCTCAGTTTGGTAACGATCGCCGCGGCGGCCTCGAAGACCTGGTCTTCCGTCGCCTCGGCGCCCAGTTTGAACAGTGTCCGCAATTTCGTGATCATCTGACGCTCCTTTCCTGTCGTGTTGTCCTGCGCCATGTCGATGTTCAGCCGGGCGACGATGGGCTGCAGGTTGTTGACGCGGGGGCTGTTGGTAAGGGCCACGTTGTAGATTCCCAGCAGGCGGCCCGTGGTCTTGCTCACGAGGAGCACGGGCGAAAAGTAGCGGTACTCGCGAGCCTGCAGGTACTCACGCGCTCGCGCCGTCCACTCCACCGACGCCCGGAGTCCCTCACCGGCCTTCCAGGCGAGCTTCTTGATCCACCCGGCCGCCGGCGCCTCGCCGTCCGTAAGGGTCTGGTGCTCGTAGTCGATGACCAGGTCGTGGCCGCGCCGCTCCATCGAGGCGATGACGGCCCGGGCGGCGCTCTCGTTCATGTCCACCGGCGACATCCCCTCGATGTCGATGCGCCCCTCCTGCAGGAGCAGGAACTCGTCCGGGACACCGGCGATTTCCTTGCAGATCAATAGCGCAAGCTTCATGCTTTCCCCTCCGTGACGTACTGCGCGAGGATCCGGACGAGCTCCTCGCCGTCCTGCGCGCTCACCCCCAGGAACGCACGCGCCGGGATGGCGATGCGCCGCTCGGCGAAGGTAAAGCCCTGGCCGGCGACGGTGCCCTTCTTGAACCGGCCCTTCTTGGTTCCCCGGACGTAGCGCTTGCGGGTGAACAGCTCGCTGCGCGCTCCCTGGACGATCTCGCCGCCGAGCTGCTGGATGGCCGCATACACCTTGTTCGTGCCGACGGCGACGGCGTTGGCGCCAAGGACCTGGTAGCGAATGCTGCCCCGCAGCTGCCCGGACTCCGTGAGGATCTTCGGGTGCTTCTTCTTGCGGCGGGTCGATGCCGCCAGGGGCGCCCAGGGCGTCCCGTCCGGGGCCGGGCCCTGCTTGTTGAAGCGGTCCTCGGTCTGGCGCACGAGGCGCTCGCCGATGACGCGCAGAGCGGCGAGGGGGTTTCCCATGCGCCGCACGAACTCACCCAGCCGGGCGGTGGCCTGGCGATCGTCGACGGTGATCCTGATCAGTTCGTCGCCCATCCCGTCTTTTCCTTCGCGGAGATCTCCGCCGCCAGCCGCGCGGCGATGTCCGGCGCCAGCCGCGCGAGCACGTCGTCAAGGATGCCGTGCGTCTGCGTCAGGGCCGCCTCGCCGACGTTGTAGCCCCAGCCCTTGTCGATGCCCTCCGGCTCGCCGGTGCGGGCGTCGATCGCGACCCGCGGCGCCGCCCCTTTGCCGGCCGCAGCCGCGTGCTCCTCGCGGGTGGCGGCGAAGACCTTGCACTTGCAGCCCCAGCCGTTGGGCGGGTAGTGCTGCTGCCACCACGGATCGTCGGCGGGCAGGACCAGGCCGTCCCAGGCCAGGTGCTGCGGCCGCGGCACGATGCTGTCGCCGTGCCGGTACTCGAGGAAGCCGTAGGCCTGCTGCACGTCCGGGTCCTGCAGCTGCTCCCAGCGCCCCGCCATGTAGGCGGTGCGGATGTTCGTCTCGTAGATCAGGCGGCTGCGCCAGGCGCGCCCGCCCTTGTAGCTCCAGCCGTGGCGGGCGACGAGGGCGTCGAAGTCGGTGCGGAATTCGGCCAGGGTCGTGCCGGCGGCGATCGCCTTGTCCACGGCCGCCCGCAGATCGTCGAGCAGCTGCGCCTTGTAGGCGCCGGCCACCATGAAGCCCTTGGCGTGCTGCCCTTTCCACAGGTCCGTCCAGCGCCGCGTGGGGACGTTGACCTTGTCCCGGAAGAAGGCCAGCTGCTCCTCGAAGGGCAGCCCGAAGACGGCGGAGATCTCCGGATCCATCAGGCGCCCCCCGTCTCGTCGATGACCTCGTTGCGGCCGGAGAGCTGCGCCACGAGCAGCGCCTGGGCGATCAGGACGCCCAGGGCCTCCGGGTCCATCCCGTCATACAGCGCGGCGATGCCGTCGCGGATCTCCTCGAGGCTGCCCGCCGATGCGACCAGACCGGCGACGGCGGCAACGAACGGATCAGCCAGGGCGGCCGCCTCTTCCCCGAGGCGCGCCGAAACGGCGTCGGCCGGGTCCTGCGCGCCCGCCAGGGCGATCGTCCCGTCGCTCGCCACTACGAGCCGCGTTCCCGGGGGAAGGCCCCTTCCTGCGGCTCCTGGCGCGCCCGGGCGGCGTTTTGCGGCCACGGCCGCAGCGTCTCCGGCCGCGGGGCGGCCGCCGGGCGCCGCCGGCGCCGGAAGCACCGTCTGTCCTTGCTCGGGCAGGGGGATCTTGAAGCGGTCGGCGACGTGCTCCTGCGCGATCGGCTGTCCCATGCTCCAGACGTTTTTGTAGACCTCGGCGAGCAGCTTCAGGTCCTCGGGCGGATCGTGGTAGATCTTGAACCAGGGCAGGGGCTTGTCCCAGCCGAAGTTGTAGCCGACGAGGGGCCGGACGAGCTGGAAGCGGATCGTCCCGGCGAGGCTCTCCGCGTCGTCGCGGATCAGGTCGTGCCTGACCTTGTCCTGGGCGTCCTCGTTGCCGAGCTTGCCGGGCGTCCCTTCCGTCGTCGCCGTCTGGCCCAGGATCGCCTTGCTCATCTGCTTGTCGCAGAACTCCGCCAGGGCCTGGAAGATGTTCTCGGAGCTCGCGCCCCGCACCGACTCGACGAACTCGATCTCCGTCGACTTGCTGATGATGCCCGCCGCGTCCGATCCCAGCGACTGGATCGCCACGGCCAGGGCGTCCTTGTCGGCCTTGCTCGCGCCCGGGTCGTACTTTCCGACGCGCAGCGGCATGCCGAAAACCTCGGCGAAGGCCACCCAGTCCTTGATGCTGTAGTTCTTGAACAGGTACATCCAGGCACAGACCCGCATGATGCCGGCGCGGGTGTCGTAGCCGCTGCGCGCCTTGTAGTGGTGGTAGACCATCTTGAAGGGCGGCATGAGCTCGCCGACCGTCGGCTCGGCCTCGGTGGTGACGCGCGGCATCTCGTAGCTGGGATCCCAGGGAGAGCCCGCCTGGCGATCGTAGAAAACGGCGCGCTTCGGGTGGATCCAGCGCAGGCCGGCGATGACGGCCCGGCCGGCGTCTGTCAACCAGCTGATCTCCGTCATCGAGTAGCCCTTCGGGATGGCGTCGAGCATGTCCCGCAGCGCCCCCTCGAAGCCGCCCAGGTTTAAAACGCAATCGGCGACAAAATCGCGGATGCGCTTGTCCTCGGCGGAGCTGGACCAGGGCTCGACGTCGTAGTCGAGACCCAGGACGGCGTTCTTGCGGGTCTGGAACTGCGAGTAGATGTGCGCGTCCTTTTCCTCCATCTCCTCGAAGAGCTCGGCCTGGCGGTAGACGTCGCCGGCGTCGGCTTCCTTGAGGATGGCGGCGAGCTTCGCGGGGGTCAGGCCGTGCGAGGGATAGCTCGACCAGCGATCGCGCAGTGCGGCGACGGCGATCTCCCGCGTCTCGGGGCGCGCCTGCACCGTGATCTCCCGGCCGAACTGATCGTACAGGACCGCCATCACCAGGCCCCTTTCTGCTCGGCGAAGCGCCGTTTGGCGATCGACTCGTACTCGATGCCCCCGACAGGCGTGGCGGCCGCGTAGATCCCGAGGAAGGCCGCCCAGGTGCGGTCGGCGTGGCCGGCGCTGTCGGACTCCGCATCGAAGCGCACGGCCCCGGTGGGCGTCTGCACCTTCTTGAGCTTGTGCAGGTCGTTCTTCAGCTCCTGGTCGCCCATCGGGATCCGGACCTTGCGGTCCTCGAAGGCCTGCTTGCCGGCGGTGGCGAGCAGCAGCTTGTTCGGCCCCGTGAAGAGCACGCCCTCGACGCGGTGCTCGCCGTAGCGGCGTTTGGCGTCCTCGACGGGCTTCTCGCCCATGCCCGTCTGGTCCATGTCCAGGCGCGCCACGCGGTACGTCTCGAACAGCTCGTCCATGTTCGCGTCGTGCTCGGCGAACTTTTTGCGCTTCAGCGGCCGTATCTCCCGCGTCCAGAGCACGTCGCCGATCTTCTCCCACACCCAGCCGACCCACAGGTCGTTGCGGGCGGCGATGTCGTTGCCGATAAAGCAGGGCCCGCCGGTGTAGCGGCCCGGATCGCCCGCCTCCTCGTGCTCCACGCTGTTGATGAGGGCGAAATCCAGCCAGGCGGAGGCCTCGTCGAGCCATTTGAGCTCGAACTCCTGCGCCCAGGCGTCGTCATCACCAATGGCCGCGCGCAAGGCCTCGATATCGCGGGGCAGCCCGTCAGCGACGGCCTCGTAGATGTCCGTGATCTGGCGGTACCAGACGTCCTCGAGCGCCTTGTCCGTGACCAGGTCATAGAACTTGTTGCCCTTCCCGTTGGGCGTGGAGACGACGATGAGGCGGTGCCCCGCGGAGACGACGGGAAAGAGGGCCTGCCAGATCCGGCGCGAGTCCTGATGAAAGGCGAACTCGTCGAGGAAGACGTCTGCCGAGAAGCCGCGCGCCGTGTCGGGATTCGCCGGCAGGGCCGTGATGCGCGATCCGCCGGGGAAGGTGGCTTCGAGGGCCTTGTGGCGGATCTCCCCCACGTACTCCGTGTCGAAGCACTGGATGGCGGCGCCGTACGCCTGGCAGTGCCGGCGGATGCCTTCCTCCATCGCCTCCTTCGCCTGGCGTTCCCCTCGAGACAGAATCACCCAGCGGGCCTTGCGGCCCTGGGTCTCCTGCAGCAGGACCTCGTCGACGATCTCCAGCGTCGTCGTGAAGGTCTTGCCCGTCTGGCGCGCGAACATGCCGACCTTGAAGCGGTTCTTGTTCGCCATCCAGCGGCGCTGATAGTTGTACAGGGTGATCGCCGGCATCAGAATATCCCGTAGATCTCTTCCCGGACGGCCTTGAGCGTCGCCGGGTCGAGCTTGCGCTCCGTCAGCCGCTCCTCGATCTTCTCCACCGCCGCGTCCGCCTTCTTGCGAACCTCGGCCATCCACTTCTTCTGCCCGACGGCCGCCCGGCTGATCCTTGCCACCATGAGCCCGAGTTTGGGAAAGACCTTGGCAAACTCCTCGGAATCGGACGTCTGCAGGTTGACCAGAACATCGAAGGCCTTCTCCTGCACGAGGCTGAGCAAGGCGTCGCTCATGTGTCCGGCGTCGTCACCGACGACCTCGCTGATCGCCCGCGCCTGCTCGCTTGCTATCTTGATGGCCGCGAGCCGCTCCGCGAATCCCTGGCCGTAACGATGCAGGCCGGAGCGCGAGAAGCTGATTTCCATGCCCGTGTCTTCCAGCCGGCCGTTCAGCCACTCCGTCAGCTGGTCGTAGTCGGAGAAGTTCCCGGCCACGAGCTTGCGGTCGAGCTCGGCCTTGATCTCCGCGGGAAGCTGCAGGATCTTGCTGCGCTGGGGCATTCCCCTCACCACTTCTTCGGCCGGGCGATGCCGGGGAGGCACTCGACGGTGTATTCGACGACGTCGATGCCGTGGCGGTTGATCTTGGCGAACCAGGCCGGCTTGTCCGTGTTGCTGACCGCGACCAGCTCCCGCTGCGCCAGGTAGTCGAGGGCCCGGCGGATCTCATCCTGCGTCACGTCCGGGATCATCGGCTCGACGGCACGGGAGAGGACGACTTCGGAGGTGCCCATCGGCTGGGCGCTGTTGAGCCCGAGCAGCAGCAGCCAACGGAGCTCTTCCCGGCGCGCCTGCTCAACGTCGATTTGTGCCGTCATTGCGCATCTCCTTCTTGATGTCTTCGATGAGATCCCGCAGGCGATCGAGTTTCGTGTTGATCACCACCTCGTGCCGGATGAAATCCTCCCGGCGCACGTAACTGAGCGGCAGGTCCGCTTTCAGCGCCATCAGCTCCCGCTCGAGCTGCTGCATCCCCCGGGCGGTCTCTCCGTAGTCCGGCAGGGAGGCTTTCACGACCGCCATCTCCTGCTCGAGGCGCCGCACCTTCTGCAGGCCCTCGCCAATCTCGTCGCAGCGCTTGCCGACCGCCGCTTCGGTGCCCTTCAGCATGTAGCGCGTGACGCCCAGGATAAAGCCGGCGAAGAGCGTAACCAGGCCGGCCAGCCACAGAAACAGGTCCCAGTGTTCTCCCATCAGCGCTCCCGCTCGTGCTTCGTCTGGCAGCCGATGCAGCGCGTGGCGTACGGTTGGGCAGCGAGGCGCTGCGCCGGGATCGCGTGTCCACAGTCGCTGCAGTGCCTCGCCTCGGCCTTCCCCCCTTCGCCCGGTCCCGCCCCGTTGCCGGGTGTGTGCCGGACGTCGGCTGCTCCAAGCGCGATACTGGTTCTGCGCCGGCGGAAATGCTCCGCCAGCGCTCCTTGACGATCCTGCTCCGCCAGCTCGTTGGCGGCGTCGATGTCGTCCATCAGCCCGAGACGCGCCGCTTGTGGTACGCCGTCCAGCCCCCGGCGCGGACGCCCAGGTACATCGGCCAGCGCACGGCGGCCGACTTGCCGCGGCAGCGCATGGCCTCCATGAAGACGGCGTCGGCCTCGCCGCGCGTAACGACGGGCACGGAGTCGATCCGGTAGAGGTAATCGTGAATTACCGCCTCGCGGTGAGCCCGATCGCCCCAGCACCAGTACGCGATCGGCACGCGCGGCACGCTCGCGAAGTCGGTTTCGAATCCCGCGGGGACCTCGATGAAGCAGCCGAGCAGGGCGGATCCGTAACGCAGCGGCGAATCGAGGCGCCAGCTGCCGTCATCCAGGCAGCGGACGTCGAGCTCGCTGAAGAACTCAGGAAGGAATCCAGCGTAGAAACCGGGCCCCGGGGGGAGTGGGCAGGAATCGAGGGTCACAACGTCACCCCTTCTGCGGCGCCTGCATCGCGACTCCCTCGAGGAATCCCTGAATGCACGCCCGCATCTGCTCCTGCTTGATCGGCACCGCCGCATCGATCTTGACGAGGGACGCCGCGTCGCGCACCGTTGCCGCCAGGAGGGGATCGTCCAGCTTCGAGAGCAGCAGGTTCACTGCGGCCGGGAAGAGCGTATTGACGAACTGCTCGCCGTCGGCCCCGTTGGATGCTGCGAGCAGCGTCTGTGCCTGGGGCACGACGATGGCGGCAAGCTCGGGGCTCTGCTTGGCGAACTTGTAGCCCGCCATGCGGGCCGCCGACTTGATCATGACGGTTTCAGCCTCCGGGCTCACTTCGAGGCAGCCGGTGATGACGAGCAGCGAAAAGACGAGTCCGACGATCATGGGGATGCTGACGACGGTGCGGTGCTTTTTCATGGCGTTTGCTCCTTTTCCGGGGGAGTCCTGGGCCGGATCCGCGCCCGGCCCAGGCAAAGCGCTTGCGCGGAAAATTCAGGCGTAGAATTCGTGGTGTCCGATGGTGGCCACGCGGCGCATCCTCGTCCACCAGCGCTTCTTGTTGAGCACGGCAAACTCTGCCGTCCGGAACTGGGCCCACAACTGGTCTGCCTTGCCGTCCATCATGGTCCGCCAGGCGATCGTCACATACTGCGTGCAGTTGTTGGCGGCGATGATGGGATCCCGCGGGATGGCGCCGGCGAGGATCCCCTCGGCGATGCCGAGGCAGGTTTGCAGCGATGGCGACTTGGCGACGGCGAGGGTGAAGTCCGCTGCCATCTCCTGGAGGAGGCGGAAATTAGGGTCCGTGGGCAGGAACGAGGAGAACTGCCAGGGGCAGAGGATGACTTCATTGACGGTCTGCCCGTCCCAGTCGCGGTGCTCGACGCGTTCCATGATCACGGAGGCGACGGCGATCTTCCCCTCCCGCGTCTCGCCCCGGGCTTCAGCCCAGACGTCGGCGGCCATGAGCTGGGCATCGGTGAGGTGGCCGAAAGTGGCGTTGAGCAGTTGCTGGAGCTTCTCTCTTGTCATCCGGCCTCCAGAAAACAAAAAAGGGCCAACCGTCTGTGACGGTCGGCCCTCTCAGGAGCTCTCAAGTTTCACACCGGCGGGATTTCCGCCCCGCTGGCCCTCTCAGGGGCTCTCGGTGTTCAAATTGTCGGATTTTGCTTTCGTGCTATTTCATCTTGCCCCGTTTGATCGTAACGATTCGACCTTTCGAGATTCGCTCATACCGCACGCCATGATCTTTTGCAAGGATTTTTTCTATATCTAGTATCGAGACCCACACGGGACCACAAGATCCGGGGCACATCATCTGAATCGAGGCGTCGCCTGCGATGCCGCCGCATGTATGGCCCTTGATGTCCGCCAGTCGTTTGCCGCATCGCGGGCAAGGGAGGCGGATCTCCTGGTCATCGTTCTCCATGCCGGCCCTCAGCGTGCCTTGTTCGTTGAGACCGCCGCCAGGCGGGCGCCGACGGTCACCGCCAGATGCAACGAGGCGCCCGGAACCTGGCCGGCCGCGACGTCGCGCCGCTGGCTCGTCAAGTGGAAGGCATTGCACTGGGAACAATGGTAGATCCGGCATTCCCGGCGCTTCGGATTCTTGCTTGCCCGGGCCGCGTACATGGCTTCCAAGGCACCGATTTTGTCAAAGCACTTCTTGTGGCACATCGGCATCACTCCTCCTGTCTGCCATCGTCCATTGCCGCCTGGTAGCCGTCCACGAAGGCGGCATCGGCACAGTCGGCACACGGCGCGATCAGAATCCGTTTCCCGTCGCGTACGACGGACAGCGGTGACTCGCACTCGCCGCAGAGCAGCTCGTCATCACCACCATTTTTCGGGGGGGGGGGGGGGGCGGAAGGCCCGCGGGGGGGGGGGATATGGGGGCGCCGAAGGTGCCCCCAGATGAAGGTGCCCTCCGAAAATTTTGA